TGACTTTTTGCTACATCCGCATTTGCATCACCTATATGAGTTACTTTTCTAATATACCTACCATCAATTATAATTTCATCACCTACTACGAGTTCTTCAGTAAAATCTGTAGTCCAATTACCCGCGCTGCCGGTTCCACGTAATTTAGTTGTTGTTCCAGCTGTTACATGAACCGTGCCACTTAAAGCTGTGGTTGTAAACTCTTTTTTACCTTTGTATATCCAGCTACAGTATTTACCTACTACTTCTCTTCTAGGTACTCGTAAACCTGATAAATCAAAGGGAGAAGCTAGTTCCATAGTTACCATTATATTAGTTTTGGAACTAATTCTATCAATAATAAAAACGGACTTAGGTAGTTCAATAATATCTGTTGCAGAAGCTGCATCTGTAGCTCTTCCGGAACTAACTTTTAAATACTTTTCTAATGTTCTACGTCGTGTAACTTTTTTTCCGACTAAATTATCTAGTTTAAAATCTGGTAAGCCACTTCCTGTGGCTCCGGCAGCTTCTGCTCTTTGAGAATCAAAAGCATTTTGAAACGTAGAACTAGTTCTAAGTAAAGATTCTACATTTGCTATAGTTAGTGTTGGCCGGCTATGTGCGCCATCATTACTAATATCTATTCCGTCTATTCCTATAGGAAATCCATAATAAACATTTTTATTAAAAACTACTTCACCGTAGGCATCAGTTCTAATATCAGTTCCAGTTACTTCCATTCCTACTTCAGGAACCGCTGGCCATCCAGTAACAGCTGTTGTAGCCCCAGTTTTATTATCTATTGTAACAGACTGTGAATCAACAGTTGCTCCATTTACTAGAGCATTTATTGAGGCTGCTACTCCTGTAGACTTATTAAGTCCTGTAAGAACCAAGGAAGAATTATCTGATAAAGTCTGAGGAGTATTTAATGTTATAGTATTATAATCAGCACTTACTTTTAATATTCTTGGAACTATAGATACTCCTGAATGAAAATAAAGAGTTGTTGTAGGACTATACTCTAATTCAAATAAGTCAACAATAGCTTCAGAAACTTCTAAACTTTGAATATCAGTTGAAATTAAATTATCTTGTGTCATGGTTGGTAAATACGCACAAAGCTTGCCGACATTGAATAATGATCACTATTAGAATACTGAGTACTCCATTCGGAACAAACTACACGTATTGTTTTCTCTCCTGTGGTTGTTGTATTATCAGTATCAGGAATAGTAAAATTAAAACTAGTTACTCCTGCTTTATCATCAAAAAATTTATTAAGATCATCAATAGTTGCTTTGGTTCTGTTTACAAAATTAAGTGTAAAAGTTTCGTCAATAGAATTAAGACCTGATTTAGCACGTTGTTCGTAGCCATCTCCAAATTTTGCACTCCGTACTCTTGGAGCAGAACTACGAGCTAAAGTTTTGTCAGGAATTATTGTTGCGGTAGTAATACTTGTACCTGAAATTTGAAACCCAATAGCCATTATGCTGCTCCATAAGGATTAAGAATACCACCAGAACGTTTCTGATATTGTAATTCTTCTTGTACTGCTTTCGCAACTACTTTTCCTAAATCTTGTCCCATTCCTTGACCTTGTGACTCACTACTTGCATTTCCATTATTATCAACATTTACATTGACTGTAACATTATTTGTACCGCCACCTAAGCCGGTTCCTTGTACTGGAATGGCACCTCCACTCGGTAAGGGAACAACTGCTTCATTTCCGTGTAAAGTAGCTTGATAGCCGGAGCTGGGACCCCTAGCTACACCGCCCACGGTATAGCTTCGTCCCTTGAGTTTAGGAGTAATACCTCCATCTGCAAACCCTAAAGCTCCGAGAGCTTTTAGCATTAGACGTTTTGCAATAATTTTTGCAAGTTCTGCTAGCATAGATTTTGCCATACTTGCGAAAGCTTCTTTGGCAGATTTTGCACCCATAATCATGTCTGCAAAAGCGTCAGTCATACTAGTTTGAATAGTACCGTATAATGCTGATGTTTCTTCTAATTGTAAATTTAAATCAAAAGTTGCGCTCGCAGCTTTTATTGCCTCCTTTTTTTGTTCGTCTGTTGCATTTTTATCTAACCTACCTAACGCTTGCTTTTGAGCTTGTTTCCTTGGGTCGAGTGATAACTCTCCTAATGCTTTTGCTGCATCTGCTTCTTCGTTCTTCATAGCGTTAACTTGGATTTGATTAAACTCTTTTGCGATACGTAATTGATCTTCTAAAACTTTCTTTTTTTCTTTCGCCAGCACTATATCGCGCTTAGCTTTTTCTATGCCTACTTCGTCGTTCGTAGCTCTCGCTTTTCCTAGGGCTACATTTGCCAGTTCTTCTGCTTTTATCTGTTGTGCTATTTTTCCATTTTCCCCTTCTATTTCTTGTATTGTTCTTAGTCTTTTTTCTAATCCTAACTGTACTGTATTTCTTCCTCCACCATCCAGGCCAGCGTCCTCTATTCTTCTTCGAGAGTTTTCCGCTATTTCTGCCTTCACCATAGCTGTTTGTTTACTAAGAACCACTGCCTGGGCCCGTGCAAACTGCAGTCTTATTCTGTCAATGGTTTCTTTTTCTCTAGCTAATCTGACTTGTTCTTCGTCTAGATCTACTTTATGCTGTGCGAATTTAACGGCATTTTTAGCATTATCAAGTTGTTCCTTATCTACTGCTAGTTTTGTTTTATCATATATTGCTTGTTTTGTGGTCTCGAGACCTTTGGCTCGTGTTAGGTCTTCGTCTAATTTCATAGATTTGGCTTTTCTTCCTAACGCAGCTGCCTCAAGATTTGATAATTTGTCTTCGATGGTTATTCCAAGTTTTTTGTTTTTCAACGCCTTTTTTTCAAATTTAAGCCGATCCTCTATCTTAGGCAATAGGTCGTCAGCAAGATTATTCAAGCCTTCCTGAGTTATTCTAAGTCTAGTTGCTTCTGTTACAGCGTTCTCTACCGCTTCCTTTCCCTCTTTGATCTTCTCTGTCCAATCGCCTGCAGTAGTTTTGGCATCTGCTATTTTTTCGTTTAGCTTTGTCCACTCTTTTGTTAATTCACCGGTGGGGTCTTGTTGGTCTAATATAGCGGGGGTCACAGTCTTCATACCACTAAAACCAGACCCTCTACCATACTTGTTACGAAATTCCCACGATTTTGCCTGGGCATCTAACATCTTTTGGAAGTCTTTGTTTGCTAAAATTATATTTTTCTTCTGCGTTTCCTGCAGACCTAAAACTGCATCGGCTTGAAGCTCTATGGCTTTTTCTCCGGCCCGACGTGCTGCAACAGTTGGATCTAGTTCGAGTCCATCTCCCATTAAGTTTTTTAGTTCATCATTGAATTCTTTAACTGCATCTTTGGCCTTCGACACGCCTATTCCATAATTAATCCACTTCTGTTCGATGGCTGAAAGTTGATTTTTTTCTTCTTTAGACAAGCGACCATTTTTTTCAAATAAAGTTACAAATTTATCCATTTCGGGATTTAATTTTGCAATAGTCTTTAACATTACTAAAAAACCATCTTCTATAGTTTTAAAAGGCTCATCTCCCTTTGCAGCCACTTCTTCTACTTTTTCCTGTATGGCGTCAAGGGCCGTACTAATTACTGGTATGTCGTAATTTTGATTTTCAAAAAACCTATTTAAAGGAGAGTCTTCCGCGCCACCTATCCACTTATCTATATCTATGATAGCTTGGGCTAACTCTTTAGTGAATTGTTCACCCGCAGTTAGCTGGGGGGCAGACCCGCTTTGAAGAGCTTGTAGTTCCGTCAGTTTAGCAATTATATTAGTACTTGTGAAAGCTTTGCCTAGTTGTTCAACTTCCATTGCTAAAGTTATAAAGGGTTGGATCTCTGTCATTTTCTGAAGCTCTTCATTCAGTGTTTTATTGGAGTCTTCAAGCTTCGTTACTTTTTCTCTTAATTTCTCTGCCTCTTCTCCAATAGGATAAAGTTTATCTAACCAACCCAGTAATATTTCACCAACTATAGCTCCTAAACTCACCCACATTCCTATTGAAAATAATTTTGCTAAGTGGGTTCCTATATTACCTACAAATGAAACCATGGCGGTTCCGACCGACATTATTGCTAGTTTGGCTTCTTGTGCCCAGAATTTTACATGCAAACCTAACTTTTTCCAAGAATTACCGTGTTCTATTTCATGTTTTTTTAGAAGAGCTTTTCTTTGTGCATAATTAGTTTCTAGTAGTGCTAATTGTTCTGCCGTAGCTCCTTGTAGGTAACCTGTTAGAACAGCATTATGCTCTCTCATCTGTGCTTGAGCATTGTCAAGAATTTTTCTAGCATTATTTTGAGCTGCTTTAGTATCAGAAGTCCCTAATAAAAATGCAGCACCGGATCCTTTTGATGCAGATGTCGTATCTTTTCCTAATGAACCTAAAACACCTGCAGAACTTTTTCCTATAGAGGCAGAGTCCCTTCCCATCATTGCAATGGCATCTTTTGTTTTATCTATTTCACCTCTATAATCTTTTAAATTATCTCTTTGCCCCTCTAAACTTTTATTTACTTTCTTTCCCCAGTTTTCGAAAGAAGGTATAAGACTTTTAATAATAGGAAGTGCCATTAAACTTAAAGCTGCGGTTAAAGCTCGGGTATTTCCAGCAAGAAAATCAAAAACAGGACGTATTCCTTTCATAGCCCCAGTTTTTATAGAGTTCATTAAATCATCAAAACTAACAAGAAACTTATTCAAAGAAGCGGCTGAAGGATCCATTATTTCATTAATAGCTCCAAATTTCTCTTCCGCTTGAGATAAAGTTTCATTTGCGACCGCTTGACTTTTCTGAAAAACGGATAGCTTATTTGCATCAAGTCCTAAACTATCGGCATATTTTTGTGTAGCATCATCTAATCGAAGAATAATACCTAATTCGTCTAATAGTTCTGGCTCTGCTTTAGTAATACCACGAACTAAACGATTAAAAGAATCTGTTAAATCTCGCCCTAAAGCATGGGATACATTTTTAGCTGCCGCTCCCAATCTGTTTAATTGTTCAGGACTTAACCCCGCCGCTGTACCAATAGCGGCTGCTTTTGCAGCATCAGCATAAGCTATCTGTCCTCCGGTTGCTTCTTTGATACTTGCTGTAATTGTTTTATATGCTACACCCGATACAGCTCCTAATGCTTCTTGACCCGCTATAAGGTTAACAACATCACTTGCGCTTTTAAGAAATTGAAATGCAGCAGATACAGCAAATACTTGAGCAGCTAACGTTGCATAAACACCAACTAAGCCTCCCACTCCTTGCTGCATTTTTGAGAAACTTTTTACACCACGGTTAGACATATCCGCAGCGCCACCCATATTTCTACGAGCATTGTTAGATTTATTGCCTAAATCATCCATGCCCTTGGCGGCTTTTTTAGATTCTACTCCTACTTTCTTTAGAGTACCATCATCATCCGCATGTACATCTATTTCAATTTTATTCTTTTTTGCCATTATCCTTTAACATTATGGGTGTATGTTTGTCCACCGCCTGTTTTAGATTTGCGTTCTTCTTGCTTACGTTTTCGTTCTGCTTCATCAGCTGCATTCTTTACTACAATTCTTTCAATTAACTTCATGAAATAAACAGTTATTTTTTTATCTTCTATTTCATGCAAGTTTAGAAAAAACTCACAAGAAGACCACTCTTTACCTAGATAGGTTCCCGACATTCCATCAAAACTATCTTTTAATTGCCCAAATATAAAAAATGCCACTTGAACCTCCTCAGGGTAGAGGGTTTCCTGTGGCATTCTTCTGGGGTCGGGGGTTTCGCCCGTTTGTTCACATATTTTTAAATATGTTTCAAAATCAAGTTTACTTGAAGAATTTTGTGTGTCTGCAACAAGCAGCCTTTCTATTTCAGCTACTTGTTCTTCGTAAAATTTTCAAGATCACCTACAGTTTCTGTTACCCACGTATCGAAATCATTCGCATTTTTCATGAGCATTTCTGCATTATCTGCAGTGTAGGGCAAACAATCATCTGGGTCAAAAGCCGCAACATCCACCAAAAGAAGCTCTTCTAGGTAGGAATATTTTAGGCCGCTCCACCCTTTGATAATGGCTTTGCAGTATTCTTCTAAGAACTTATCATCATCCAGATCTTCTTCGGGTTGGCGAGTTTTCTTGTTCCACTTTGTTCTTAAACAACGCTTTCGAAGTTTAACTAATTCTTCTCTTGCTAGATAGCAGAGACTTACAGTCATTCCTTCATACCCAGGGTAGTCAAGAGTTAAAGTTTTACTAGGAGTCATTAAACTCGCAAGTGATACAGGGTCTTTTTTTGTACTAGTTTGATCTGGCATTACATGAATCCTTATTAAAATTTATAGAAATAGTATAATTCAAAAGACAAGAAATGTCAAGAATTATTTTTGGGGGGTGAAATGAAAAAAGGGACCGAAGTCCCTTTACAAGCATTTAATATGAAGAAGGTGGGAAATAAGTAATTGTCTCAATTTCATCCGCATCACCCAAACTAGTAGGCAGAGCCTGCATATTAGTTTCTAGTGATATAATATCTTCAATTGAGTGCGTAGGTACTTCAATGTGTGCTGCCGGTAGTACGAGCTGGAATCCAGCATCAGTACCAGTAGAAACGCAAGCTGCGCTTCCTCCAACATCCATTGTTACCTTAAACTTATTCACAACTTTTGCTAATGCATTGGTGCCTACCATATCGGTAAAGAATTGTCGTGAGGTTCCATTCAATCCTACTTCACCAGCAGCATCATCAAGCGTTAGATAACAAGTAGCTGCAGCAGTTGCAGTTCTTGTACCTGTTACGTGCTCTAGTGGCTTGTTAATTGCTCCTAGTTCCTCAGGAACTAAATAAGTAACATTATTGGAAATTGTAAAACTTCCACCAGTCAGGGTTAAGCTGTACTTACCGTTAGCAACCGTACCTGTATTTGCATTATAAGTACCTGAACCAATGGCTACTAGTCCTCCAGCATTACCTAGCGCTTCGGCCTCGACTTTACTATCGAATAACGCGAACTCAGTAGTAGTATTAGTAGTACCTGCATAAGTACTTGTCTCATCACCAACACGAACAAATTTATGTGAACCATTTAGATCAATATTACCTGTACAGCCGGTAATATGTACTTGATCTCCTGTTTTGAAATTATGAGGAGTACTTGTAGTAATAACCTCATTAGTTACATCAATTGCACTAATAGTAGCAATCGCTCCTGGAAAAGTACCACTAACTTTATCTGCAGCATCTGCTGTTTCAATACTAACCGATGTTAAACGGTTACGAATAAAGTTTTTAGTACTAGATATTCCTTCATCAATTGCTTGGGTCGCAGTATGAGTACCGCTAGTATTTATCGCAGTTAGCCAATGCACAGATCTACTATTTAAAGTATTAATCCATAGATCTCCTATTACAGGATCTCCACCGGAATCAACTCTATCAGTAGCTCCTGCTAAAGCTGAAGGTGACGAAGTATTTCCGTCTGCAATACAAACATTATCGGAAACATCATTAATTTCTTTTGCGAATCCTGACCAGTTTAGTGTTGCAATACCATCAACATCAAAATCAATGCTAACCTCATTAACAACAGCTTCTGGAAGACGATACACTAAAGGATTAGTAGCATCCGTATCGATCAAAAACCAGAATACTAAACTATTTAAAGCGGAGCGGTTAGATTCTGTAGTTACTATTTCCATAGTAGCATCACTACTAGAACCGGCCTTTGGAGTCAATACTGGTCCGGAAACGGCGGAAGCCGCCCTAGTAAATCCGCCTGTTAGTGTATAAGCATCTGCTCCGAACATATGTGCCCAAAGTACTTCTTCAACACCATGACCTTCAGATGCAGAGTCTGCTCTTTTAACACCTACTCCACTTGATAGAGAGGGCGCTGTACTTTCGAAGGGACGAATATAACTACTAAACGACCATTCTGCAGGAGCTAGTGAGTCCGTAAACATACGACGTCCTCTACGTGATATACCTGCCGTACTTTCCATTTCTGCGAGTGTTATCTCAGAAGTGTTTGTTGTTTGAGAAAAGCTGTAGCCATCTAATATAGGAATCTCCCAAAAAGCTCCTTTACCTAGATTTGCAGCATCCTCAGTATTATCCGCTGTAGCTCGAAATTGTACGAAAAATCGAGTATCACGACTAAAATATAGCTGATCTGCCATAAATTATCTCCTATCTACCTTGAAAAGACTGGGTCGTGAACCTTTGTTCGTGCCAGAATTTTCTAATATCGAACCTCTATTAGGATTTCTCCTACTCCTAGAGGATCTAACACACCTTCGTCAGTATCAATACTAACTATTGTGATTTGTTGAGTCGTTTGTGTAACTCCATTTCTGTCTTTATACTCCAAACGACTGTTATCTTCTAATGCAGTCTCAACATCTTCTAATAAATTATCTAATGCTTCTACTGATTCTTCCTCGTTCACATAACAGCGTACTGTTATATTTAGAAATCTATTTTTATAACCCCCTGTTTGATACTCTCTACTTTCAGCACCAGCGTTTAAATGTATAGCTGGAAACTCTTCAACTTCATCCCAGAATTTTAACCTAGCACTTGTTTCTGCAACTGATGATCTAAATAAACCCCGCCCATCTATTTCTGCGAGTTTATCTGCCAGTGCTTTTGTAATTCCTGATCTACGAGAAGTATAGGTTCTGTTTGTTACCATTATACTCTCCTAGTATAAAATCTTCCTAATGCTAAGTTGGCTGCGATTTCTCGTATTGATGCATCAATTAATTGTCTAGGATCTCTATGTCCGTCTTCCCATGGCTC